GTAACTTGCCGACTAGCAGCAATGTCCGACTGCAGTGATCTAATTGGAATGCCGTATCGGCTTGGCGCTGACGGCAGTGACGGTTCTATCGACTGTATTCACTTGTGTTACAAGGCATTGGAGCGGATGGGTATTAAAGCGCCACCGTTCAAACAGTCTTGGTACGAGGCTAGTAAATGGGAGGTTTGCCGTGATCTAATGCGCTGGGGTTCCCGAGTAGATCGGCCTCAGTATGATGGAGACATCTTGTTGCTGCCGGAGCGGTCTTGGACATTCGCAGTGATGTGGCAGGCGGGAATCATTTACGTTCACCCGGCTCTAGAAAAGACACAGTGGTCTTCGGTCCGACTGTTCTCGACATACCACTGCTTCCGTACGAAAAGCAGTTAATACAAACTATTGGCATAACGGAAGAGGAGTATAAAAGGTTTGCGGCTGAAGCAAGAAGGCGTGGTGCGGTAAGGCCAGCGGCGTATGACCATATTCCTGATATTCAAAATGCGCTTGTAACTTCTGGAACTGTTATAGCCTCAACTTATTTAACAACTCAAACTGTTGCAAAAAGCGCAACAGCAATTGTTCTTACAAACCTTGCTATTGGTCTCACGCTTACCGGCGTTGCTTATCTGCTAGCACCTAAGCCAAAAGCGTTTGAAGCATCAAAACGTGGAAGGCAGCTTGAGCTTGGCGGGACAACTGGTGCGAATCGGTTTACGCCAACCAGTGGCTTTGACACATTGGCCGAGCTTGCAGATTACGCCTCGCCAATTCCAATTATTTTTGGTCTTTACGACGAGGCTGAAGATGCTGGCGGGATGTTGATTACACCAAAGCTTGTGTGGTCACGAATGCTGAGCCATGGAACGCAACAGTCGGCCAAGCTGATGTTTGTTGTTGGTGAGCAAGGTGTTAGCGATGGCAAAGACCCGGATGGCATTGAGCCTCCAGCCCTCGAAGGCATTTTTCTGGGCAACAATGCCTTGGATGCTCTTTATGACGACTTTTTTACTTTTTACTGGAAACGCGATAGCACTGTTGCTGATCTAAAACGAATCAGGAGCCGTGACGGGCGGTGGGGAAATGGCGACCCAGAAAAATTTGACGGCCCAGACGACGATGTATTTCTGGTGCCAGACAACGAACGGGACAAGTCAAAAAGTTTTTGCCATGCGTATTCTCTATCAAACAATTTTCAGTTTGGAGTTTATGGAGCGATACCGAATGGAACGGGTTATAGGGTCAATTATCAAGTTGTTTCTATTCCTAGGGAGACTCCAGGCAACCAGCGTCATGCACTGACATTGCGTCGAATTAAAATTGTTGGCGATAGAGATCTCAATATAGATATAGAAAATGAAGACGATTTGGCAAAAGCCCGCAAAAAAGATATGGAAGGGGAGGGGCGTCAGTACAGCCCCCGCATGGGATTATCTTTGCTAAAAAGTGGAAGCACACGTACCACGGTTGATGGTGACTTTAGTGGCTTGAAGCGAGTCGTAAAAGTCAAAGTGGATGATGAAGCTATTTTTAGAATAGACCCTTCCCGCATTCCCGAAGATAAATACCAAAGAAGCAAAAATCGAGGCGGTGAGAATGTAGATGACATTAACTCAACTGTTGAGTCTGAGCAGATTGCTGCTGACGAGACAATGCAAATAGGCGAAGAGTTTGCCATTGGCAATACGCGTTGGCTTGTAACCAACCGAAAGCTGGATCGTTTTGAACCTGACGGTGACGAGGCTCAGCAAATCAGGTTGAAGTGCGTCAGTGTTGACGAATCAAGCCTCCAAAGCATTGGCCTTGTCAGCACCTCAAATGTAATTAAACCAAGCAAAGGGTTTATTGGCGACAAGGACGGGATTGACCCTCAGTTTTATCCAATTACACGAATCGCGACAGGTATTGTCAGAAACAACAGGCCAGTAGTCGTTACGGAAGTTGGTCTAAGAAGCAGAGTTTTTCAGCGTCTAAACGGTATTTGTGCGTTCAACACCGTTCCAACGCCAGATGAGCTTGATGCTTTTGACGATAAGAAAGTACAGGTAACATCTGGAGCGTACACCGGAGCAATCGTAAAGGCTTCGGTGTTTCAAGTTTTTGTGCGTAAGGCGGGCATTAAAAACGTTGATTTTGCGCGTATGGACTTGTATTTTGTCGTTCGCGGCAGCAAGCCCGTTGATCAGTATAACTTTATTCGATTTACGCATCCGCAAAGTTCTGGGGCTTCGCAACTTGAGTACAAGTTCGTGCCAATCCCAGCCTCTGAGCTGCGTGCTTTACCTGCAAAACAAGAGTTTATCAATCTGTCAGCATCAATTCCTGACAACGAAACTCCGTTGATCCAAGAAACCGTAAAGGTGCCAGGTGTTGGAACGTTTGAGGTGGAGATGGCCGGTTACAGGATTTTAAAAGAGGATATAACGTTGAACAAGGAGTTTATTCGTAAGCCTAGGACCAGCAGGACGAGGAGAACGCTGACATACCCTAGCGCGATCAAGCGTGTCACTTTGTTGCCAGGGCCTGAAAAGGGCAGATTCGTAAGAGCGGAAAACATCGAAAAGATGGGCGTTTTTGGCAACATTGACGTTCCTGGATTAACCGGAGCGTTTACTTGGGAAATTATGGGTGACTCAGATAATGACAATACCCCTGTAGGCGGCAAAAAAAGAAAACAAACGAGAGAAATAATTGATGAAGACAAAGGGTTATGGATAGCAATTCGTTGGACTTTTCAGAAAGGCGCACATGCTCCACATCACTACGTTTACGCCAGCGGCAAAAGGACTAACTGGTTTATTGTTGGAGCGGAAGTTGTTGGCAGTTCTTACGGATTTAAAAAATATAGCCGCTTTGAGGTCAGGCGTGGTTTGACCGCAACTTCAGGTCCTAAGCAGGCGTACGGAAATGACAATCCTTACAAAACGAATCATCCTAGCGGCACTAATATGACGTTTTCTGGCATTCAGTTTAGAGTTAATAATATCGAGGTAGATGATTTTGCTCGCGGTCAAACTTCAGCTTATTACCACGAAATTTTTGGTTCAGCCCAAAGTTTAAATGTTGGCGAAAAGAAAATTATTTACCGCTCGCTCCAAGAAGGCAGCAAAAGAATTAAGCTTAAAATCACTTCAACGGTGGGCGAAGACAAGGAACACTGGAGCGGCAAAAATCGCCACTGGAATCATCCAGATCAAATTGAAGTCGTTGAAGACGATGATACGACTACAGACTGGAGCAAAAACGACAAGTTTAGCGATCTTGTTGATATTGACATTAACAATCCTTACTATACGGCGTACGACAAAGTTGGAATTAAATATAAGGTCAATGGCATTAAGGAAGTGCCAAAACAGATAAGGCTTACAGGTGAAACCATATTTGAAAAGCAAAGCCAGTATGCAGACATCAGTTTCTATCGAGGTTTGGTGCAAAAATCAAACGAATCGGAACCTGAGCATTCGATTGCATACGTCAACGAGGTTATGCCTAATGAGGAAATTCCTGTGTATAAAAACCTGACGTTGGCTGGTCTGGCGCTGAAAGCAAGTCGTAATTTTACAAGCCTTGACCAGATGCGTTGTTGGATTCCTAGCGGTTTGCATGTCAAGCGTATGCACCCAGGTTTAGATAAAACTAACGGCAATCCCTACGCCTTCGACACGGGAACTTTTAAAAAAGAGTACGGTCCAAGCAACCTCTTCACTGATCTTGTTTATTACTTGCTGACCGATCAGGTGGGCGGTGCTGGTGCGTTGATGAACATGACTAAAAGCAATGCGCCTTTATTAGAAGTCAACGATTTTATCTTGACTTCTCGCTTTCTATTTAAGCAGAAGCTGTTTTTCAATGGCGTGATTGTGGAGCGGACGAATCTTAGGCAGTACATCACGGAAATTGCTCCATACTTCCTCTGCAACTTTGTTTTGACAGACGGCAAGTTTTCGCTGAAACCTGCTGTTCCTGTTTTTGAGAAAAGCGGCGAAATCAATACCGGAGAAATCGAAGTTGACCAGTTGTTTACCGCCGGCAACATTCTTGAAGACAGTTACAGGCTTGAGTATTTGGCAAGTGAAGAGCGCAGGCCGTTTAAGGCTGTCATGCGTTATCGCCAGGAAAGAAAGAATCAGCTACCTGAGGAGAAAGTGGTAGAAGTAACACTTAAAAACGATTCTCGTGCTGACAGGCTGCAAGAGTTGCCAGAAGAGCAGTTTGACTTAACGCAGTTCTGCACGTCCGAAGATCATGCTGTGATGGTCGCTAAATACTTCCTAGCGATTCGCAAGTATGTGACCCATACGATCAACTTCTCAACTACCGTGCATGGTTTGAATCTTAAAGCTGGTTCGTATATCAAAGTTGTTACGGAGTCCTCTCCCTACAGCAGCGCAAGGAATGGAACGGTTAGCTCTACGGGCGCAGTGACAACAACTGAACCGCTGGAAACTAATAAAACATATAATATTATTTACTACAAGTCTGGCTCAGAAGATATTCAAGACGGCGAGATGACCATCAACGGTGATGGAACGGTAAAAGAGAGCGAGTATCAGGACATTGTTTTTACGGTAAAAGATGAAAAGGTCAATCAAAACATTTATGTGGTTGAGCAGCTTACGTTCTCCCAGGAGGGCACCGTCGATATTGTCGCGTCTGAGCATCCTTGCGATGATGATGGAACGGAAGACGAAACCAAGCTTGTCAGCAAGATTGCGAAGCT